TCCTGGTTATAGTATGGTTCGTGTTCAATATTATACTACACATAACACTGAAACAGATAGTATAACACTGGTTTATATACCTGGCGTTGATTTATACAGTGCATACAGCAGTGAAATAACAAAAGCCGCTGTTCCTGTTGCAGAAAAGCACTGGGGAATAAGTGGCTTGCCCCAAGATCGTTATGCTGTGCGAGTGTTAGATGAGTATTCACTACAATATATGCGTGATGAAATGTATCGTATTACATCTCGTGGTGAAGACCATAGTCCAACAGCACCACAGACACAACCACAGGCACAACCACAGGCACAACCACAAGCTGCACCAAATATAAATGATGATGAGGGCAGACAAGTTAGATATCTTTTGAAATATACATCAAACGGGAACGAAGTTACTAACTTTTCTACCAGAAGTCGTCGTCAAGCAAAAGAATTTGCCAATCTTACAGTAAGTAGAAACAGTCAACTTCGTTGGGGCGGAACATTTGGCGGTGTTCGTGGTGTTGTATTGTTTAGAGTTGATCCTGATACACAAGAACAAGAATTGTTCTATATGGGACCAGGCGAGGCTATTGTAAATCAACCTGCCATTAGAAATCCTGGTGGCAGTGGAACTTATGCTTTATTTGTTAGTAATGGATCGCAGGTATCACAAGAATTAGAATTTAATTCTTATCAAGATGCGCTGCGCCATTTCACGCCGCTTGCGAATAGTTGGGGTTTCACAGGTTGGAGTGTAAAGCAACTATCATGAGAGCGCACGAGTTTACCATTGAAGCAATTGATCCCGTAAATGCTGTTCCGAATTATCGTCCGCATAATCCGCATGGTGGCATACACATTTATCGCAATGCATTTCCAGATGGTGATTTGATTTTAAGCAAACACTATGGTGAGCGTGAAACCGAACGTAGCGTAAGTTATGCTGATGTTGTTGCTATGATAAGCGATGCTGTGCGTAATTATGGTTCAAAAATTACTGCTATTACCGATACTAATTTTATCATTAAACGCCGTGAAGGTGGCATGGGTTTGGCTATACAGAAGCGTGAACGTCCAGATGGTAGCCAAATGTATCGTTTAGCCACCGCATATCCCAACAGTTTCCGCTATGGTGCTGACCAAACCGTATTCTTCATTTAGGGCTTGACTTATCCACAGTCTGTGATACAATAAAACAGGGTCTAAAAAGGGATAAATATCACATGGCATACCAAAAGTTCCGAGTTTACCTTGATATGGATGGAGTTCTCGCTGACTTTTTTGGTCAATGGGCAAGACTTGATGGCAAAGACCATTATAAAGATATAGACAATCCAGAGGCAAAACTTCAACTTGTTAGGGATCATCCCACATTTTGGGTTGACCTACCGTTACTTCCACATGCACGACAATTGGTTGCGCACGTTATTAAAGAGTTTGGCAGTTATCATATTTGTAGCACACCGCTTACAGGTGATACACGCAGTGAACCAGGCAAGGTAGCTTGGGTAAACATGCATTTTGCTGATATGCCACCACGTCACATTGAACTTACACACAATAAATCAATGTTTGCTACACTTGGTGGCAATCCTTGTATTCTTGTAGATGATTATGGCAAGAATGTGGCAAGCTGGCGCAGTGCTGGCGGTATTGGCATCAAGTATGATGACAGTGAATATGGAAAAGTTGCAAAAGAACTCTCCAGTTATGCAAAATTGGGGAGATATAATTAATGAGGAGAGTACAATGCTTGACGAAAATACATCTCTCACCCAAGAACAATGGGATCAAATTGTTCAACTTTGGGAAGAGTATCAAATAAACAGTAATTTAGAAATACAATCAACTAATATAAAAAGTCAAGCAATAAATTTTCTTTCAAAGAAAAATAAAAAACTCACTCGCAGCGATTTACGCCGCTTTCACGCAAAAATTCAAAAAATTAAAAAAAGTAAAAGTAAAACCGCCAAGTTGCACCAAGATAAATTACTAAAAGGCTTGCAACAGGTTTTATAATGAATGAATATAAATTTCAATTAGTAATAGTTCCCGAAGACTATGATTATGGCGAAGAAGAAATAGCTTATAGAATTTATTTCCAAGATCAACTTATAAGTGAAAGATCATTGCCAATACTAAAACCAAACCAAGCGATGGTTGATACTTTTTATTTGCAAATACCAGATTATCAAGATACAAAATTATTGTTTACTAATTGTAAACACAAAAAATCATTATATAAAAAAATCTTAATAGATGAAACGCCATTTAACATTAAAGCAGATCGCATTAAATTTAAAGGATTAAATTTTAAAATTGAGAATTTATAAATAATACAGAGGAAATTTCCAATGGAATATGAGATAAAAGATACCTATGTTTATGGTAAAATTCTTGCTAAAAATGGCAAGCCAGTAATCGTAAATTACGATGAAGCAGACAAACTTACTCAACGTTTCAATGGAACTGTATGGAAACTGCCTACTGGTCGTTATATGATTAAACTACCAGAAACAGTTAAAAGTCTTGAAGAATGTGATTGTGAAATTGTTGGTCAAGAACAGCCAAACGGTCAAATGATGCCACAAACATACAATCAGTATCCAGATCATGAAGTTCAGATGGCCCGTCAAGAACTATACCGTACTGCAAAACTTGCTATTATGTTACATGAAATGTTAAAAGATGTTGGTGAAAATCAAGGTCTTGAAGGTTGGGTTCAACGCAAGCTAACACGTGCTGCTGATTATATCGAGTCAGTGTTTGACTATCTTGATTATGAAATGCGTTATCCAAGTGAAATGCACGAAGCAGATACTACTATGCAAACAACTCCGCAGAATCCAAATCAACCAAAAACTGGTGGACCTGGTAAACCACCTGGCATGACACAAACACCTGGCATGGTAAAAATGGCAAAGGTTGATACTAACGGTAATGTGCAAGGTGTTCCTGTTATGGTTCCACAGGCACAAGTTAAAAGTAAACAACAAGCAGGGTTTCATGTAATTGGTGAAAGTGCAAGTGCTGGTGCAAGTAGCGCAGGTGGTATTGCGGGTGCTGTTGGTGGCATGGGTATGTTAAGTCGTAATCAAGTTGGTTCATTATTTGGCGGAACTTATTCTCCAAAAAAGAAAAAAAGAAAAACCGAAGCAAAAGGGCAAACTGGTCCAAAGTTTACTGGTTACTGGAAAGGCACAGATCGTGGACCACCAGGTAATAAAATGGTAGGTGGTGATTAATATGCGTATTAATGATATCATTGTTGAAACAGATTTAGAAGAACTTCGCACTAATACAATTAAGTCATTTGTTAACAAAAGACTTTCACGTAATCCTAATTTAATGAAGGGTAATCCTGTTGGAAAAACTAAAAAGCAACGTGCAGGTGTTGAACTTGCAATGGACAAATTAATACCAGGCAGTGCTATAAAAAAACCAAAAGTTTTACCACAAGAAAGCGTAGAAACAATTCAAGAAGCAAGCAGTCCAGCACAACAAGCTGCTATTGCTATCAATATGAAAAAGCGTGGTAAAAAGCCAAAGCATGATGAAAGTGTCATGGAAGCAGATGCGACTGATACAGTTAGTATGGATATTCCGCTACTGCTTCGTATGATGGAATATGCTCGTGAAGATGCCAAAACTGATTTAGACTTGCATGATGTTGCTCAAAAGATGATTGAATTATCCAAGCATCATGATTATCTTTGCATGGACAATTACAATGAAATCGTTGGCAGTGCCGCACATGATGACATGGAAGAGTCCAATGCTTTCACTGATGCAAGAATGAATGCTATAAAGGCAGGTAAAAAATCATTTAATGTTGGTGGCAGAACATATCCTGTTACTGGTGATACAACGGATGAATTAGAAGCAGTTGAAGAAAGTTGCCCTCATTGTGGTGGACTGATGTATGAAGCAAGTCTTATGAATGAAAAGAAAGATGCTTGTTACTATAAAGTAAAAAGTCGTTATAAAGTATGGCCTAGTGCATATGCAAGCGGTGCGCTAGTAAAATGCCGTAAAGCTGGCGCAAAAAATTGGGGAAATAAATCTAAATGAGCGACATGGATTTACGATATTTCATCAATAAGATGGATGCTATCATACTTGGTGAAGAATCAAAAGATGAAACCAAAGATAGTGGCGAAGTTAAAGTAGGCAAATATCAAACACGCCATTTTGATATGTGTCCAAGTGCAACAAAACTTTACAAAAATATTGAAGAAAAAAATGTTGATATGGGTATAGCAGAGCGCACTGCTAAAATGCAAGATTTACTTTTTTATCTGGAAAAATATGCCACACAACGTGGCAGCATTGAACCAGAATTTGCAACTATGGCAGAAGTTCTTGGCGAGCAAATTATGAATAAGGCAAGCATGATGGATTTATATGATGAACATAGTTACATCATGGATAACCATGTGAAAGCAATTAAGGATTTAGTCAAGTCATGAAGATGGAAGATGTTCTTGGCGAGGCATGTTGGAAAGGCTATCATAAAGAAGGTATGAAAACAATGTTTGGAAAGAAATATCCAAACTGTGTCAAGAACGAAAGCGAAGAAATTGAAGAATTTATCGACGTAAACAAAGCGCCAGAAAATTTTGATGTGTATGCAGATAATTACGGTGCTGATTATGATTTCACCGTTAGTAAAACCAAAATTGAAGTCACATTTAAAGAATATAATGAAAATTATTATGTATTGGCATTTGAAAATAAAACGCAGAGCAGACCTGATACCCATGCTGTAACTGGCACTGAAAGAGATACTGTTTTTAAAATATTCAATGGCGTTGCCTATTGTTTGAATCACTTTATTGCAAGACATCCTAAAACCGAAGTAATTGTCATGGGTGCAAAATCAAACGAACCAAGCAGAATCAAGTTATATGATAGGGCAGCAAAATTCTTTGAGCAGATGGGTTTTAAGGCTGTAACTGATCCAGTCCAACAGAAAAAGATTTTTAGCGATGATGCTTCAGGTTACAAACTATACGTATATAAGAAAAAAATCGCTATGGAAATGACCTTAGAAAGCACAGAAATCAAGTGTGATCCAATTACAGAGAGTGTGTTGCTTGAACAAGTTGATTATTGCATGCACTGTGGCAATTTAATGCTACCAGAAGCCAGTGGCAATCTACACAAGTGGTTCAAAGACAAGTGGGTTAATATTGGCAAAAAAGTTGGTGGCAAACATCCACCATGCGGCACCAGCGGTAGCAAGAGTGGTTATGCTAAATGTGTGCCAGCGGCAAAAGCCCGTAGTATGAGTGCATCGGAAAAGAAAAGTGCAGTTACTCGTAAACGCAAAGCACAAAATGCCGCAGGTCGTGGTGGTAAAGATACTGGTGGTAGCGGCAAAGCACCAATTCGTGTAAGCACCAAAGCAAAATAAATAATATATCAGGATTTATAACATGAGTGATATGCGTTCTTTAATTGAAAAACTTACCGCAATAAGCGAAGACCGTCCAAGTATTGGTGATGGTGTATATTTGGAGTTTGGTAACATTCTACAAGTAGATACCGAGATCATGGAAATGAGTGGTGATAGTATTACTATACTTGGCGATGAGAAACTATTCGCAGTTCTTGAAAGTTTAAACGAAATTGAAAGTCGTCCCGCTCGTAAGATTGCAGAAGGTGAAGTAGTTTCCATGCAAGATAACCACCAAACTCTAAAACGTTTGGCAAAGATGTGGTGGCATGGTGATGAAGGCAAGCATGCACAAGCTGTAAAAATGTTAAGCAACATGGGTTGGGATATTGCAGAAGACGATGATGATGTTGTTCTTAACAAAGGTGACAAAGAAATTCGTTTCTTTATGGATGATCTTTATGAAGCAGAATATCATGGCCGTAAGGTTCCACTCGGTAAGCCAATGCGTGGCGATGTAAAGAAGTTTAAAGTATTCGTTAAAGACCCAAAGACTGGTAACGTAAAGAAAGTCAACTTTGGTGATCCTAACATGCGTATCAAGAAGAGTAATCCAAAACGTCGTAAAAGTTTCCGTGCAAGACACAATTGTGCAAATCCAGGTCCACGCACGAAGGCAAGATACTGGTCTTGCCGTAAGTGGTGAACTGAATGTTATTGACTGAATTATTTGATCTTGTAGAAGCTGGTGGTGTAGGTGTAGTTGCTGGTAATAAGAAGATGGCACGTGACCCACGTTATTCCAACAGCATGACAGTTGATGTAAAACCAGGTGAAACACAGCGTCAAGCCGCTAAATTTGGTAATAAAACCAACAAGTTAGGTCTACCACCTATTATGGACCCTAGCGGCAAAGTTTAATAATAAATATATTAAACAAAGGAATTTACATGTCAGAAGAAATTAATCTTACTTGGGTCGTTGCACATGAACCCCTAGAACTTTATTTGCGTTCTGTAAAAACTTTTAAAGAAATCATTGAATCTGAATCTGATAATAGAATCAAAATCAACATTTTAACCAAAGAAGAATTTTGCAATCAGTTTGATATAAAAAAATATGGTTTTATGAGAGCAATCATAAAGAACGAAATTCAGATGGGTCAATTTCAAACCACTGCAATTGGTTCAAAATATAAAAACTTTCATTTGTTTGATTTACCTTTTCTTTTCAGAGATCATGAACATGCTAGAAAAGTGTTAGATGGCTCTATTGGTGAAAATTTACTAGAATTGCTTGGAAAAAATACTGGTATGCGAGGATTGGCATTTACGTATAGTGGTGGATTTAGAATTATGGTAAGTTCTAAACCAATCAAGACATTAACTGATATTAAAAATAAAATTTTAAGCATAAGCGAAAGTCCAATAACCCAAAAAATGTATGATTTACTAGAAGGCATTACTGTATTAGACAAAGAAGGTGATGATTTATCCACTCACTTTAACAATAATCCTGATATTGATTTTGATGGTGGTGAAACAACCCTTGTGCGTTTTGATAAGGTAAAAGAAAAGACTCCTTTTATTACTAATACAAAGCACAGTTTATTTTTAACTACAATTGTAATTTCTGAAATTTTTTGGAATACGCTAAGTGAGGAAGATAAGATTCTGTTTAAAAATGCTGCTAAAAAAACAGCTTTGTTAGAAAGAACAGAAACTATTGAAGATAGCAAAAATTTTGAATTAGATGCAAAAAATCGCTGTGAAGGATTTTTTCAGTTATCAGATTCAGAAATACAAAAATTTAAAGATTTAACATCTGAAATTTATAAATCAGATTTGGTTAAAAATATATTTTCACCCGTTGTTTTAAAGAAAATTATAGCAGCTTAATATGAAAATAAAAGAAATCCTCGAAGCAGCAATGAGTACTACAATCCAAGGGCGCAATCCTATAAGTGCGGGTGCACGTGGTCTCATGGCTGCACGTTGGAAGTATGACACCATTGTAAAAGGTGTAGAAGGCAAGAATATGATTGGTGCGGTTGCACGTCTTGCAAGCCAATTAGATGATCTTGAACAAATTGATTATAATAGTATAGATGATCTAATGCGCAGTATATCAATGGCTTTCCAAATTGATCCTAAAGATTTGCATAATGCATTCATTGCAAAATATAAATTGACGCCAGATGCATTTGCTGCTAAATTAAAGCATGTTCGCAGAAATAGACCAAAAAGTGTATAATGACTAAATTACATTGTTGGAATGATTTTGATCCACTAAAATCAGTGATTTTAGGGTCTGTCTTTGAAAATGATAAAATTCCCAAAAGATATGAAGGAAAAGACCAAGAAAATTTTGTTAAAATTATTGAAGATAGTAATTTAGAACTCACCAATATACAAAAAATTCTCGAAGAACATAATGTAAAGGTTCATAGACCAAAACAACCAAAAAATTACAATTCAGAAGAAAACATATTTCATGATTCAGCATTGAATATGCGTGATCAATATATAACTTATGGTAATATATTTTTCTCTTCTTATATTCCCTATCCCGAAAGAAGATTCACTCATCTTTGGATGGAAGATATCTACAAAAACCTTATCAATTCTGAAAACAATAATTTATTAGTAAATTCACCAGAATTAAATTTAGATGGTGGAATAATGGATGAAAAAGCATTAGTTGATTATAATGAATTTTTTAAACTTACGGGATTTAGAAATTACCCAAAAAATTATAAACATGTAAAAAACATTTTAAAAACACATGAAAATTTTTTTGCTAAAAATGCTGCATGGGATTGGTTTAAAACTCACAATATTCAATATTCAGATAAAATATTATTTCACGGCGCTTATGTTTTAAAACGAAATGATAAAGCATATATTGCATCATATGGAAAAAAAACTGTAGGTCATTTATGGTTTGAAAAATGGTTAAACTATCTTAATGTTACACCAATATATATTCCAAAAGCTGGACATATTGATGCTTCTGCAGTATTTTTAAATAATGACACCATATTAATAAATCCTATGAGATTTTTAGAAAATAATCCAAAAATTGAATATTATTTTCAAGATGTTAAAAACATTATATATTTGCCAACTGCCGAATGGCGATTAAACTTACCAACTGAATTTTGGACTAATGACAAATATAACCCAACGTTGTGGGTAGAAAAATGGAAACCTATTTTTGATTTGGATCGAAGAGAAGCAAATTGTCTTCCTATATCTCCAACAAAAACATTATGCAATTTTTATGATAAAAAATTCTATGATGATTTAAAAAATGTAGGCATTGAGGCGATATACGTGGAATGGTCCCATGCACAGTTTTTAGAAGGAAATTTACACTGCATAACTTGTGAACTTGAAAGAAGTTATTGACTTTTATTTTTAAAATAAGTAAATTATATTATGTCTAATAACACAATATATACACCCACCGTTGGCGCAATTGGTTCATCTACAACATATACAATTTCTGGTGGTGGTGGAAATGGTGGCACTGGATATCTAACAAATAGCGGTTCTATGAGTTGGGCACCTACTGGAAGTCCATCAGTAACAATAACTGGTAAAGAATTGCAAATTACACCAGTTGACAAAGGTGATGCAATTATTAGAACCAATCATAATGAAATAAATCTTGATAAATTATATAAAACTGTTATGATGATTGCAGATAAGATGATGATTATCGCAGATGATCCATACTTTACAGAAAAGTATCCTACACTAAAGGATGCTTATGAACAATACCATACCCTATTAGAACTTTACAAACAAAGTGAATAATAAAAAAGAGCCACCGAAGTGGCTCTTTCGTATTAAAAAAACTTTTTAATCCAACGTATTACGTTGGTTATTAGTTTCCCAAAAGTGAGTCAACCTTTGTTTCTACAATATTAAGACGTGCTTCAATTGCATCAAGTGCTGAATCAGCAGGTGTAGCAACTGCTTCTGAAACCTGTGCTACAATTTCTGGTGCTACTTCATCAACGCCTGTTGCAGTAGCAATAATGTTAACAACTGCATCAACAACCTGTTGCACTACTTCTGGTGCAAGGGCTGGTATTGATTCTGGTGGATAGAAAGTATATACTTTCCCAGAAGCTGGCGCAGCAACAGTGCCACTTGCATCAGCAATGCCAATGTAATAGATTCCATCATGGTTAGCGCCACTAATAACAATTCCAGAAGTTACTTCGGCTTCTGGGCAAGACCATGTGTAACCACTGTTAATTAACAATGTATCTTCCCATTGGTCAGGACTCATGTTTCCTTGATACAACCATACAACATCATTACCAGGTGCGCAAATATTTTGATTTGCTATGGAATGTCCTACAGTAGTAGGCACAGGTGCATCAGCAACAGCGGCTATAATAGCTTCTGTTATTGCAACTGCATCAATAACAACTTCTGGTTCTGCACTAACAACTGCTGCTACAGCGGCTGCTACAACAGCAGCAACTTCTGGTTCAACAATAGCATCTGCTTCGTGTTGATCTGTAACAACGTCAGTAACGATATCAGCGGCTGCTGGCACGTCTGCGCTTGGTGAAAGAGCAACAACATCTTCAACTGCAACTGGCGCAGCGTCTGCTGGTGCGGATACGATAGCCTCAATGTGTTCTGCTGTCTTTGCAGCAATTAATTGATCAACTTGTGCTTCAACTACTGAAAGGCGAGCATCAAGTTCTTCTGTAGTAGTAGGTGCATCTGTATTAACCGTAGTGCCTGTTAGTGTTGCTACTTTTGCTTCAACAGCAACTAAACGTGTGGCCAAATCGTCTAATCTCATGGGTTGTTCCTTTTGGTTTGAATTTTGTGTACCACCATGGTACGCAAATATTTAAGTTGTATAATATGACACTACGACGACAAAACATATTATATTGACTTATTTTTAAAGATTATATATATTAGACAGTGAAAGGACTTAAATCATGTCAAGAACATTTAGCAATGAAGAACGTGCAAAACTTAAACAACTTATTACAGAAGCAATCAGCGTAACCACAGAAGTTGAAGTACTCACTGGTGGACTTAATGATACGATTGCCGCTGTAGCAGAAGAAATGCAACTTAAGCCTAATCTTCTTAAGAAAGCAGTAAAGATGGCACAGAAGCGTGACTTTGACAAGGCTCGTGAAGACCTTGATATTATTGAAAGTATTTTGCAATCTACGGATAATTTGCAAGATTCACAGTAATAAATTATAATATACACAAACTGGGGTAATAAATGAGTTATGTTGATGCCATCCATGACAGAACACGAGAACGCATTCATGTTGTTGAACGTGTAGATGGTAAACGTGTTTATACAGAATACAATTGCAATTATGTATTCTACTATGAAGATGACAATGGCACTCATCGCAGCATTTATGATACCCCAGTTCGTCGTGTAAGTTGTCGCAGTAATAAAGATATGCGCCGTGAATTAAACGGCGTAAAAAAAGGTAAACGTATATTTGAAAGTGACCTCAACCCAATTTTTCGTTGTCTCGCTGAAAATTATCTTGGTAAAGATTCACCACAATTACAAACAGCCTTTTTCGATATTGAGACGGACTTTGATCCGCAAAAAGGTTACAGCACTCCTGATGACCCGTTTACCAGAATCACTGCAATAACAATCTATTTGGATTGGCTTGACCAACTTATCACACTTGCTATGCCACCAAAAGGGATGAGCATGGATGAAGCTAATAAGATTGGCGCACGATTTGAAAATACATTTATGTTTGAAAGTGAACGTGAATTACTGCTTACATTTCTTGAACTTATTGATGATGCAGATGTATTAAGTGGTTGGAACAGTGAAGGTTTTGATATTCCATATACTGTTAATCGTGTTACTCGTGTATTAAGCAAGGACGATACTCGTCGTTTCTGTTTATGGGATCAGTTTCCTAAAGAACGTGAATATGAAAAATATGGTAAGACCAGTTATACCTATGATTTGGTAGGTCGTGTTCATCTTGATTATATGGTGCTGTATCGCAAATATACCTATGAAGAACGCCATTCCTATAGCCTTGATGCTATTGGTGAATATGAATTGAATGAGCGTAAGACAGCATATGAAGGTTCGCTTGACCAGTTATATAATCGTGACTTTGAAACCTTTATTCAGTATTCTCGTCAGGACGTTGCACTGTTAAACAAATTAGATAAAAAGCTGCGTTTTCTTGATTTGGCAAACGAAATTGCGCATGATAATACCGTGTTGTTGCAGACTACAATGGGTGCTGTTGCAGTGACAGACCAGGCAATTATCAATGAAGCGCATCGTCGTGGGTTAGTAGTTCCAAGTCGCCGTTCACGTGAAGAAGAAGTCAATACACAGGTTGCTGGTGCTTATGTTGCATATCCAAAGAAAGGATTGCATGATTGGATTGGTGCTATTGATATTAACTCACTGTATCCATCAGTTATTCGTGCGCTTAATATGGGTCCAGAAACTATTGTTGGGCAACTTCGTCCTATTATGACAGATGCGCATCTTGCCACTAAACTTGATGAAGGTAAAAGCATTGCTGCTGCATGGGAAGGTCTGTTTGCTTCTTTAGAATACGAAGCAGTTATGCGCCGTGATATTGGAGTAGAAATTACAGTTGATTGGACAGATGGTAGCAGCGAAGTTTATAGTGCTGCTGAAATCTATGATATGATCTTTGATAACTATGCGCCATGGGCTTTAAGTGCTAACGGAACAATCTTTAACCTTGAGAAGCAAGGTATTATTCCAAGTTTGTTAGAACGTTGGTATAGTGAGCGTAAAGAACTGCAGGCAAATAAGAAAAATGCAACTGATCCAAAAGAGATTGCATTCTGGGATAAGCGCCAGTTGGTTAAAAAGATTAACTTGAACTCACTTTATGGTGCTATTCTTAACGCAGGTTGCCGCTTCTTTGACCAACGTATTGGGCAAAGCACTACGCTATGTGGTCGCACGATTGCCAAGCACATGGATGCCACCGTTAATCAACTGATTACAGGCGAGTATGACCATGTTGGCGAAAGCGTAATCTATGGTGATACTGACTCTGTTTACTTTAGTGCGTGGCCAACCATCAAAAGTGAAGTTGAGAGTGGTCGCATGGAATGGAATAAGGAAATCTGTGTTCAACTATATGACAGTATTGGTGAACAGGTTAACTTAACTTTTCCAAAGTTCATGTATGAAGCATTCCATATCACACCAGAACTTGGTGCTATTATCAAGGGCGGTCGTGAACTTGTAGCATCTCGTGGTTTGTTTATTACCAAGAAACGCTATGCTGTTCTTATCTATGATCTTGAAGGCAAACGTCTTGATACAGAAGGTAAAACTGGCAAGATGAAGGCTATGGGACTTGATCTTAAACGGTCGGATACACCAAAGGTTGTTCAAGATTTCCTTGCAGATATCTTGAAGAAAGTATTGGATGGCGCAGACCGTGATCAGATTATTGAAGAAGTTCGCCAGTTTAAATATATTTTTAAAAATCTACCAAGTTGGGAAAAAGGAACACCAAAGCGTGTTAACAAACTTACCTACTATGGTGATTTAGAAAAGAAGCAAGGCAAGGCAAATATGCCAGGTCACGTTCGTGCAGCAATTAATTGGAATAATCTCCGCAGAATGCACGGCGATAGTCGTTCAATTGAGATCGTAGACGGCATGAAGACTATTGTATGTAAGTTAAAAGATAATCCACTTGGGTTAACCAGTATTGGTTATCCAACAGATGAGTCACGCATTCCACAATGGTTTAAGGATATGCCATTTGACCAAGACCTTATGGAAGATACTATTGTTACGCAAAAGGTAGAAAATCTTCTTGATGTGCTGCATTGGGATATTACTAACGCAACCAATATTACTAATACATTTACAAGTTTGTTTGAGTTTGAGTAATGGATATTTTTGAAACACAAAATCATCTTAATAATTTAAAAGATGCAAAGGAAAGTTATAGAAAATCTGCTTCTTATTTCAATGAAGTAGCAGATTTATTTGATAATCTTATTGTAAAACTACAAGTTGGTTTGCAAAAAGATTTATCAATACTTAAAGATAATACTGATACAAACGCAAAAAGACTAAAAGGTCAAAGTTTAGAAACACGTAAAATTTTTATAGAATCTAATAACTTTAACGAATATGATATATCAAATTTATCAAGTTTACTATCAAAATATATTGCAAACAATGTTCCAACTTTAGAATTATTTCCTGGTAGTGGTCAATTTTTACTATTTAATGTATCTGCTGAACCATTTTATATAGCAGACAGATATTATGATATTTGTGTTAATGCCGCAAAGTCACTGAATAATGAATTTTATGCTAATCGTCGTTTAAGAAAATATGAAATACCAGATAATGATATGTCATCATTGCCGCAACAATCATTTGGTATAGTATATTGCTTTAATGAATTTATAGGGGCAAATGAAGATTATATTATTGATATAAGCAAACAAGTGCGTGGTTTGCTCTATGATGGCGGAACTTGGGTTTTTAACTTTCTACCAAATGATAAAGTATGGGCGCAAAAGGCCAATATAGAAAATAACTTAAGTGTTATTGATTATAATTACGTAATAAATGAACTTACAAAAATAGGCTTTGTTTTAGAAAATTTTGAAATCAAACCACTTAAAAGCAGCTATATGGTTTGGCGCAAAAGCGGAGACTTGCAACCACGATATAAAATTGGCGGTGGTGTTGCAGAAATAATTGACTTATAATTTAAAATTTGTTATTATCATCTAAAGGATTAAATCAATGAAAGACTTTCTCACAGATATCGTACATCATACACTTGGAACTGGTAAAATTGATGTTATCAAAATTTCAGGCGATGACAAAGAAACTAAAATTCAAAGTGTTAGCGAAGATCGCACACTTATTCTTAATGCCACATTCAATGCAGTAAATGCAGAGTTTGAAGGCGTATTTGGTATGCCCAATTTGTCAAAGTTGAATACTATTCTTAATATTCCAGAATATGCAAAAGATGCCACAATCGAATTAAAGCGTGAAACTCGTAATGGTGCGTCAACGCCAGTTGGTATTCGTTTTGAAAATGCAAATGGTGATTTTAAGAATGACTATCGTTTTATGACAACCGAAGTTATCAATGAAAAGTTGAAGACTGTAACTTTCCGTGGTGCCAATTTTGGTATTACAATTGAGCCAACAGTTGCAGCTATTCAACGTCTTAAATTCCAAGCACAAGCTAACAATGAAGAACCTGCTTTTATTGCAAAGACAGAAGGCAGTGACTTGAAGTTTTACTTTGGTGATGCTTCTACTCATGCTGGTAACTTTGTATTTCAAAGCGGCGTGACAGGAACTCTTACCAAGGGTTGGGCATGGCCAGTAAGTTTGGTTATGTCAATTCTTAACCTTCAAGGTGATAAGACAATGCAATTCAGTGATGACGGCGTAGCCAAAATTACAGTTGATAGCGGTCTTATCAATTATGAATATCTTCTACCAGCAAAGACAAAATAATGAGCAACATTGAAGATATAGCAGTAAAGCATGATGACTTTAAGGTATTTCTTTCATGTGAATGCCAATCTCCCGATCATACAATTATTATTCAAGTGTATGATTGGGGCGATAACTTGCCTTACAAACCAGATTTTATTATCAATGTTCAGGCTGTAAATTATCGTCCATTTCACAAACGAGTTTGGGCTGCACTTAAGTATATTTTTGGCGCAGATTTGGTATGGGATGATGTGCTTGTGGATAAGGAAGATATTCCTAAACTTCAAGCCGCAATTGACCACTATAATAAATTACTTGACAAAAATAAGAAACAAGACTAATATAAGAACTATGGCACTGGCAAGTCCATATTTTGTAACACTAATATAACGGAAATAACAATGATTAAGAACCAGAATGTAAATCGTGTGTTCAATGACCTTGAGGCTTTTAAGGCATTTTGTGTGGAATATGGTTTTGTCTTTAATGAGGCAGAACTTTATCGTAAGGATAAGCATGCTTACTCGCAGTTTGAGCGTGTAAGGCGTGGGGAGAAAATCCCAAATAACTGGGATATTGATTATAGATTGTTCGTTGAAAAGAACTACGGAAGCGTCCAGTAACTAATGGATATTTGCCAGTGCCATATCTTGATGTCCAACTTTACAATAAAAATGAAAATAACATAGCAAAGTTTCCACTTAAGGAACTTAAAGGTGCGGCAAGATATAATTTATGGAATAAACGCAATGCAGCTATGCGTCAATTAAAAGATATTTTTAATCATCATGGATTGCGCAATGGTCAAGATTATGTTTTTCTCCAAAATGATAATGGCAAAGAATTGCCTGTTATGTTCACAAATGAAGAACATGTAAGTTTTTTTATGTTGGCTTATGAATGTCAAAAAAACCCCTAATACTTGAATTTCCAAGTAAAGCACTTACTGATAGACCAGTTTCAAACAGTTATGTAATTGGACCTGGTGACTATGTAGAAGGCGGCGCACTCAACGCCAACTACCAAGACGTAGAAGCTGCCTGTATTATATCTAATGCGATGGGCGAAGCAGGTTACAGATACGGTGTAGATTTTACATTTTTAACTTGCGGTTTGGGTAAAGTTCATATAGAATTTCATAATAAAGAAGCAGCAGCACATGCCGCTATGCGAATACCTATGCAGAAAGAGAAATATGATGATTAGTGAAGAAAGAATTTGGGGACATTTTACAGTCCTACATGATGCTGGTAATGTTAAGGTCAAACAACTGGTTGTAAAACCAAGCCACTGCTTAAGTTACCAAAAGCACAGCAAGCGCAGTGAATTTTGGGTTGTGCAAAGTGGCGTTGCCAGAGTTATAAAAAACTATACTGATGTCGTAGACAATGATCACACTAAAATTTTACAGGCAGGTGAAACTGTTTCAATTCCTGTCGGTAACTGGCATCAAGTTGTAAACATTGGTAAGGAACCACTTGTTATTATTGAAACACAATATGGCGAGGCTTGTAGAGAAGATGATATTGAAAGGCAGTTCCAATGAAGTGGTTTGATAAATGGTTTGCCAAAAAAGTAAAATGGGCTTGGGATAGTCATAATCAAATCAACTCTCTTGTGAAAACTTATGATGATAGTGGTGCAATTGGATCATCACAGTTAAGAAACTCACATCCATCAAAAGATTATGTTGATTTCAAGCTATGGTTTGCTGACAATGGCGGTTATATCGTAGAATTTAGCAAATATGACCGTATCAAAGATCGCTGTAACAATCAGATTTATATAATTCCAGATGGGTTGGACACTCTTGGTACTGAACTTACCGAAATCGTTACGCAATATGTGATAAGTAACAGGTGAGCCAAACTCAATACGACTACGAGTATGATACTGGTCGAACCATTCCACAAGATAGTGCAGGATGGCAAGAATTTCATTATGCTCGTAAAAATAATATAAAAAGATGGATTGATAACGCATTATTACAAAAAGATGATAGTGCGTTTTTTAATATTCCTTATGCTAAACAAAAGCAACTTCAACAACAGCATCCGTCACTTGAAGAAGCATGGAAAACATACTTGACATTATTACAGGTGACCAATGAATAGCCAAGAAGAACTTGATTTAAGTGAAGAAGAAATTGAGTATTTTATGTTAAAATATATTGTTGAACAAACAAAAAATGGTAAAGAATACGTAGAAACTCGTGAAATATATGAATATCTTGGTGCAGAATTACCAGAAGATATGGAAAATGAGAAAATTGTCCTACATCCAAGTGCCAAAAGATATATAAGAGAATTTGAAAATAAACACCGTCCATACTTAAATTAACCCTTGACAAGCCCGATAAATATGCTATATTGGGTAATATCCACTGGAGAACCGCCATGCGTAAGTTACTTTCTGCTATATTAGTAATTGCTACTTTAGCCCCAACAGCCTCATATGCTGATTGGAATGGTCACCGCCATTATGAAGGTCCACGACCTGGCTATAATAACGGTGGCGGAGATGCAGGCGCTGCCCTTTTTGGTGGTCTTGTTGGTGGTTTGATTATTGGTGGCATGCTCAATAACATGAACCAACCGCAATATCAACAATATCCACAGCAATATTATCCACAACCTTATGGTTATCAACCAGTATGCAATCGCTACTTTGCTGGTCGTGATGCATGGGGTCGTCCAGTATTCCAGATGGTGTGCCAATGAAATTTCTCAATAAACTTTTTGGTAAATCAACGAACACGGAACCTAACAACACCGCTGACGCCTCTACTGTAATTACAGAAAGCGCACCACCAGCCGTTACTGAAACTAAACCAGAACCTAAACCTAAAAAACCACGTGTAAAAAAAGAAAAACCTGTAAAAGCAGAACCAAAGGTGAATGTTCTTGGTTTTGATTTTGATCCAGCAAATCCAAGCATGGGTAGCATGGAACTTGATTGGAACGCAGAATTTATTGAAATGCTGCGAGCAAATGGCTATCGTGGCATAAATCCAGAAGACCTTGTAGATGCATGGCTTAATGATGTAGCACGTAATATCATACGCACTAACGAACAAAATCCACCAAGTCTGGATGGAACTCGTTATGTTACCAGAACCAATCTTGGTGATGGTCGCACTGAAATAAAATAACCCTTGACAAATTAACTCACTTACATTATATTAAGGTTATTATGAAATATCTTCTTGTAGATACAGCAAATCTGTTTGCACGTGCACGTCATTCCACCAACCGTGGAACCGATACGTGGCAAAAGATTGGGCTTGCCTTGCACATTATGTTTAATGTGATACAAAAGGTAAATCGACTGCACAAGCCTGACCATGTTATTTTTGCGCTTGAGGCTCGTAGCTGGCGCAAGGATCATAAACTCACATACAAAGCAAATCGTGCTGTTCTTAAAAACAAAATGACAGTGCGTGAAGCAGAGGAAGATGCAGAGTTTTGGAAAGCCTATGGTGACTTTACTACATGGGTAAATGAAAAAACAAACTGCAGTGTCATTAGAGTTGAACGTGCAGAAGCAGATGATATTATTGCACGTTGGATTGCACTACATCCACAAGATGAACACATCATCTTGAGCAATGACAGTGACTTTCATCAATTGCTTGACAAAAACGTCAGTATTTACAATGGGTTAGTAAACCATTATATCACAACTGCTGGCTATTTTGATGATAATGGCAAACCAGTTGTTGATAATAAAACAAAAGAACACAAGACTGTTGGTGATCCAAAGTTTGTGTTGTTTGAAAAGTGTATGCGTGGTGACCCTACCGATAACATTATGACTGCTTATCCTGGTGTGCGCACCAAAGGTAGCACTAAAAAAGTTGGTTTGGTAGAAGCATTTGCTGACCGTGATAAACGTGGTTGGGTATGGAATAATATGATGTTGCAACGTTGGACAGATCATGAAGGTGTGGAACATCGTGTGCTTGACCGTTATGAAGAAAACCGTGTTCTTGTGGATTTAACTGCACAGCCACAGGATATACGTGATGCTATTGATGCTGAACTTATGCGTGTTCAGCCTAAAAGCAATCGTCAAATTGGCACTCATCTTATTAAGTTTTGTAGTAAGTGGGAACTTGTCAAGTTAAGTGAAAATGTGCAACCAATTGCCGATATTCTGGCTAAACCTCTTATGGAGCAAACTTATGCGTGACCTTTTTGTAAAATACTTTCCATGGGCAGTTCTTGCTGTGTTTATACTTGAAATTTATCAATATTGGAATGTTGATAATGATCGTGTTTTAATGGGTATTGTTGCCGCTATTGGATGGGCTTCATTCATTGAAGTTCGTGCTGAATATAATTCATTGTTTGATATGATCGAAGGAAAGAGTAAAGATGACACTCAAAGCTAAAAACATTGTAGAAAACCGTTTTTGGATTATTGAAAACGACAAAGGTGAACGTATTGGAAACATCGCTCAAACTACGAGCGGTGTTCGTTGCACTATGGAAGAAAATATAGAAGTATTTCCATCTATGCAAGAAATGATTGCAACCAAAGATATTAAGTTTGTTCGTCGCAATCGTGAAACAAAACCCACTGTCGAAAACATGGTTTATGATTATCCTACCAATCATACGCCACATAATATCTTATGGAATGTAAAACTTAAACTTCCAATTTACACAAAGAACGACAAGAGTAGTTCATATTATTGTGCTGGTCATTATATTGTAAAATATAATAAGATTTTTGTTCCAGAGTTTACACCAAAACTCATTACTTTACAACGCTATGAGTTTGAAGGTCCGTTTAAGACCAAGTTAGAACAACAAGAACGTTTAAGGATTTGTAATAGTGAGACCGCCTAATACGCACTATATTCGTGAATTTAATAATCGTGTCACCATGAACGCTGGCAAACAGATTATTGATAACGATGAACTACGAAAAGTGCAAGCTGAACTTGTAGATTTGCTTGGATATGTTCTACAATTAGAAAATCATATTGCTGATTTAGAAGTAAAACTTGAAAATGCAGATGTTATAAACGTAGAAATGGTGGGAAAAGATTTTTAGGTTATTTTTAACCGATAAATAAACTATAGACATTATCAATTATGAGTAGACCGAAGCCTCAAGTTTTATTAGAAATAACTAACAAACAAACTTATAAGTCAGAACAAGTTCTGGCCAGTGAGGGTATTTGGGCAATTTTCCTTGATAATAAACCTGTTAATCTTAAAACTACAAGTATGTTAGCACAATATGCTGGTCCAAAATATAAAAAGTCAAGTTTCAGTAATCCAGGTCATGCTATTAATCTGTGTAAAAAACTTAATACACAATTCAAGACAAATCGTTTTAGCGTAGTGTTGTTGAACAGTGGTGCAGCCGTTTATCCAACAAAATAATAAATCTAAAACTGACTGGACGCACGAATTATATCATTTGGCACATGGCAATGATGCACCAATTCCTCATATAAACCAAAAAAATATCTATATTCTTTATTGGTATAATAATAATAAAAATTTTGGATACAGACTTAACAATACTGCTTTTGAACTTTTGCGCAGTTATGGCTATAAATTCTATGAACATCATATTGATAGAAAAAAGTATCAAATCAACGGCAAAGAACTTGTGCTTATGGATCGCTACCATAGCCACCCTTGGTTTTACCAGATGAGTAAAGGGGAATTATTCCTAATGGACGGTGAATTAAGTATGATGATAGAACTTTGTGGCGGTGATTTGGGACAAGCCATCCAAAATATGTCTTGACAAGGCATAATTATATGATATTATAGCATTATAGATGGAGAATTAGTGATGCGTAGTGTTATTGCCAAGTCATTGGCTGACCCAAAATACCGTCAAAAAATTATCACCCCCCGTAAGGGCAAGGGAAGTTATAGCCGTAATCCAAAGCATAAAGGTGCAAAATGACCACTATTGGCTTAAAAGAAGCAATGTCTGCCGCTTGTGCGGCACAAAGAACAAATGGTCGTTATATCAAACGGTATGATGCCAAGGAAGGTGAGTTGAGCAATGGCGCACTTATGCGTGAATTTCTCAATCCAGAGAAAAATTTTAACGTTTTGCCACAAGATATTGAACTTGCTGAACAAATTTGCGAGTATCTTGACAGCAAGATGATTGAACTTATTGCTGGTACATTGCACGATTATTGGAAGAACTTGGTCCTATTGACGGAACAAAAAGAAATAAATGCCAATGATTTCAAGATGTTAGCATTGGTTGCCAGCGTCCCAAGTTCCTATAATAACGCCATTGGACGTGAAAAAGCCAAAGACGAACTGCGTATTATTGCCGAAAATAGCCGTCATATTGGCAAGATTAGCGACAATATTGAAGTAGAAGTTACCATTAAATCAGCGGTCTACAGTGCCAATTATAACAAATGGTATCATACTGCTCTTACAAATGACCAAAATTTGATTTGTTTTCCGCTTTCGGAAAAGTTAGAACGTGGCACTGTCATTAATTTGACAGCCCGTGTCCACAAGCACGATGATAATAACCAAACCCGTTTGCACTATGTGCGGATTAAAAAAAGTGCTTGACAACCTTTAAATCCGTGTTATATTGTTAATATAAGAAATGGAGAGGCGAGATGGCACAGGCAAGCACCCGTAAGGTTAAGATTTCCACCATCCTTCATAACCGTTATTTTACCAAAGGTGTACAAGATGCGGTTACTGGTCGCCCATTTGATCCCGACTATGACAAGTGGGAAACTGCTTCTCACGGTGCCGCACAGTGGTGCTATGAGCGTGGTCGCCAGTATGGTATTGCCACAGGCGGTAAAGTTCCTACAAAAACTGGTAAGCGAATTAACTATTTTGCTATTCGTGAGTTTAATCGTCTTTACCATGATGGTTCAATTATCTGATAAAAAGTGCTTGACAGCACAAAATAATATGTTATATTAAGTTATAGTCAACTGATGGAGAATACAAATGGCTAAACCGAATGAGGCACTTTCCGAAGTGCGCACCGTTACTCTCGCTTCTGCAAAGCGTGAAATTATGGTATGTATGAAGCGTAAACGTCCTATCTTCTTGTGGGGCGCACCAGGCATCGGCAAGTCCGAACTGGTTGCAGATATTTGCGAAAGCATGGGCGGCAAGCTGTATGACTTGCGTCTTGCACTTATGGACCCTTCCGATCTTAAGGGTGTTCTTTACTACAACCCAACCGTTGGTAATGCCATGTGGAATGCTCCACCTGATCTGCCTACAGCAGAAGAAGCTGCCAAGTATCCTGTTGTGGTTCTTTTCCTTGACGAAATGAACTCTGCCGCACCAGCTACACAAGCTGCCGCTTATCAGTTGGTTCTTAATCGTCGTGTTGGCACGTATGAACTTCCTGATAATGTTGTTATCGTTGCCGCTGGTAACCGTGACACTGACCGTGGTGTCGTGTATCGTATGCCATCGCCACTTGCCAACCGTTTTGTTCACTTGAACTTGCGTGTTGACTTCGAGTCGTGGAATGATTGGGCATTGAACCACGGTATTAACCCTGACGTTGTTGCATACGTGACTTGCAACAAGAATGATTTGTTCAACTTTGATCCTCGCCAAAGCGGTTCATCGTTTGCTACGCCTCGTTCATGGTCATTTGTTAGCGATCTGTTGCAAGAAGACCTTGCTGATACGGAACTGAATGACCTTGTGTCTGGTACGGTTGGTGAAGGTGTTGCACTTAAGTTTGCCGCACATCGCAAGGTAGCAAGCCAAATGCCTAACCCTTCCGACATTCTGTCTGGTAAGGTCAAGGAACTCAAAGCCAAGGACATTGGTGCAAAGTATTCGCTAACTGTTTCTTGCTGCTATGAACTCAAGGATAGCTTTGATCGTCGTGGTGGTGAGCGTATGAAAGACAGCGAGAATACTGTTTGGCACGGTGAACTTGACAACGTGTTCCGCTTCTTCCTTGACAATATGGATACGGAATTGCAAGTTATGATGCTTGCTACTATTCTCCGTAACTACAAGTTGCCAATGAAGACCAGCAAGATGGCACATTATAAGGAATACCATGCAAAGAATGGCGACTTCATTCTTGCGGCGGTGCGTGACTAATTCTCGCCCCATCGTTCTCCATCACAGTGAGGGCGAGATAACGTAGGAAAAATGTGTGATTTTTCCTACAGTTAGGGGGGTGGTGCCGCAACACTTCCCCCCTATTTTTTCTCTTGACATAATATGATTATGTGGTATTATGTATATATGGATAGGAGAATAATTATGGCTAAAATCAAACAGGGTGCGGGCAAGCTGTCCGAAACTATTGACGCTACGGTAGACTACAACGCACGTCAAGCAATTCTCAAGGCTCGTATTGCCTTGGTTCTCAAACAACCGTTTTTTGGCAATCTTGCCATGCGTCTTAAATTGGTCAATGCCGATAGCTGGCTGACCACTGCTGCGACTGATGGTCGTCACTTCTACTACAATAGTGACTTTATCCTCAAACTGCCTACCAACCAAATGATGTTCTTGTTCTGCCATGAGTTGCTTCATTGTGCTTATGACCATATGAACCGTGGTATGGGTAAACAGAAAGATATTGCCAACGTTGCAATGGACTATGTGGTCAATGCTGATTGCATCAAGTATAACCTTGGTCAAAAGATTACGGTTGTGCCTGTGTTGTATGATCGCAAGTATGATGACTGGAATTTTGAACAAGTTTATGATGATTTGATCAAGAACGCACAGAAAATCAACATCGAAGATTTGCTTGACCAGTTGCTTGATGACCATCTTGATCCTGAAAAGGATGGCAAGGGCAGTGGTGATGGTGAAGGTAAAGATGGCGACAAAGAAGGCAAAGGTCGTCCTACACTGTCACAAGAAGAACGCCAGAAGATCAAGGACGAGTTTAAGGAAGCTATGCTTGCCGCCGCACAATCTGCTGGCGCTGGCAATGTTCCTGGCAATGTCAAACGTATGATCAATGAACTCACGCAACCTAAAATCAACTGGCGTGAACTCATTACACAGCAAATCCAATCTACTGTCAAGAATGATTACACATGGACTATTCCTAACAAGAAGATGTTCTCACAAGGTTTCGTTCTGCCTAACATGCGTAAGGATCAAGCCATTGATGTTTGCATTGCAATTGATACCAGTGGTTCTATTGGTCAAGAACAGTTGAATAACTTCTTTGGTGAAATCAATGGCATCATGCAAACCTTTGATGACTACAAAGTTAAGATTTGGTGCTTTGATACACAGGTTCATAACCCACAAGAATATACTACTGCTGATGGTGATGAACTTGTAAACTATGAACCAAAAGGTTTTGGTGGCACTGACTTTGATGCCAATTGGACATGGATGAAGAATGAGGATGTAAATCCAAAACTCTTCATCGTATTCACTGACGGTGAACCATTCGGTTCTTGGGGTGATGAAAATTATTGTGATACGGTATGGATTATCCATAACAAGTATAACAAGACCATTGAGCCACCATTTGGTGTTCATGCTTACTATGAAGATGCCTGATCCTATCCTATCCTTGAGGCATCTTTTAAGGCTCCGAAAATTTTCGGAGCCTTTTTTATATTATTAAATATAATATAACGGAGACTAAAATGAGCGACGAAACTAACGAAGTTCAAACACCACCACCAAGCATGACTATCAATGACATTGCTTTTTTGGTGCAAATTATAGAAATTGTAGCACAACGTGGTGCATTTAAGGCAGATGAGTTATCAACCGTTGGTGCAGTTTATGATAAAGTAAAAGCATTTATTGCAAACACAACTCCACCTGCACAACCAACAGAGGAAGTAGATCAATGAGTTTTTTTAAACACGTAGGTAAAGTCAACAATAAGAAAGTTATTATCGTCAAGCGCAGCATTGGTGGTGATGAAGCACATATGGCAGTTGTCATTTATAGTGATATCATGCCGCAGAAATATCATGATGATGTCATGAAGATTTTGGAAAGCAATGAAGGTCAACAAGCATATGAGTTCAGTGATATTCTTGAACGTCGTATGATGAGTGACGGACAAAACATGTTACAAGCATTAAGCCATGAAAATTATCTAAAGCGTGTGCCATCTAATAATGTTATAATTACACCAAATAGCAAGAGCAGTATGCGCCTTGACGAACTTAATAAACTTCTTGCACAAGTTGGCAAGGGTGATGAAGCAGTAAAGCGTCTTGAACGTATGGAAAATCAGCAAGGATATGCTGATCCTGCAAAGACAGCGGATACAGATGCATTCGTAAGTGAAAATGCAAGCCTTGCAGACCTTGGCATTGACATTGCAGCAGAGAATGCAAAACTTGCACCAGTGCCTGCAGTTCAAACAGCACCAGCTGCCGCCGCACCAGATATGACTGCTGTCATGATGGAAATGATGAAAACTATGCAAAGCATGCAACAGCAACTTAACGAACTTAAAAGCGATAAGCCAGTGGTTGTAAAATCCACAAAGAAGGCACCAGCAAAGACCGTTAAGACCAAGACCAGTGTCTAATTTTAGTGACGAGTTTTTAAACAGATGGGAACATCTTATTTCCAGTGTGGAGATATCGGATGTTCCCATTCGTTTTATTAAAAGAATAGATGCAAAATTTCAAGATGGTCAGCTTCATGCATTTGATGTAACAACAATGTTAGCAAATGGTTATGAATATGCAGACATTGAATTAGTAATTGAAAGCTATCTTGATGCGCACGATGAAGAAATAGAGTGTGTAGATTTTCATCTTAATATATCTGCAATTGCAGAAGAAGTAGAAACCAAGACTAATGAATTATTAGACCTATGATTAAAGCTATTTTTGCTGTGGATCGTAATGGTGGCATGGGGCATGGTGGAACACTTCCGTGGCCACATGATAAACAAGATATGCAGTGGTTTTCTACCAATACACGCAATCACATTGTTGTTATGGGCAGCAACACTTGGCTTGACCCCAAAATGCCAAAGCCATTACCTGATAGAACATGTTGTGTAGTCACCAATCAACCAGTAGATAATTTTCGTGATACTCATTATGTTATACACGGTAATTTTATTGAACAAAGTTTAGCTGTAATCAAAGCACAAAATCCAGATAAAGATATATGGATTATAGGCGGTGCTAAACTTATTAGTAGCACCAAACATCTTTTTGAACAAATATATCTTACTGTATTTGATGATAATTATAATTGTGATGTGCATGTAAATGTGGTAGAATTATTACAGAATTTCCAAATGGATTGGGAAACCTACGGCAAAGATAAAACATTTCAGGTGTGGAAACGTGCAAAATTATAATGAATTATGTAAAAAAATTATACTAACAGGACCACAAAATATAGACAGAACTGGTGTTGGTACTATCAGTCTTTTTGGTGAGCAACTACGTTTTAATTTACAAGAAGGATTTCCAGCGGTTACTACAAAGAAACTTGCATGGAAAAGTGTAGTTAGTGAACTACTTTGGTTTATAGAGGGTAGTGGCGATGAACGACGATTGGCAGAAATATTATACGGAACAAGAGACGAATCAAAACAGACCATCTGGACTGCAAATGCTCGTTCAAGCTATTGGCTTCCAAAGTCTCGTTATACTGGTGATCTGGGTCGTGTATATGGTGTTCAGTGGCGTCATTGGCGATATGTAGATGAAAACACACCACCATTTAAAGAAGGCGCACTAATTCGTAACTACGAAGAAGTTGATCAGTTAAAAGAACTTGTTGATGGTTTGATTGCAGACCCAACTGGTCGCCGCCATATTTTAACAGCATGGAATCCTGCTGAACTTAAAGATATGGCTCTACCGCCTTGTCATATGTTTGCACAATTTTATATTCGTAATAATATTTTAAGTTGCCAGATGTATCAACGCAGTGCTGATTTGTTTTTAGGTGTGCCATTTAATATTGCAAGCTACGCACTGCTTACACATCTTATTGCCAAAACAATTAGGGCACAGGTTGGTGAATTGATATTGACATTTGGTGATGTTCACATCTATAATAATCATATAGAACAAGTTATTGAACAGTTAAGTCGTGAACCATATCCTTTACCATTTCTTGATTTAAGCGATGTTAAAGATGTTTTTACAGCACAGTTAGAAGATATTAGATTGATGAATTATAAACATCATCCAAAAATTACAGCAGAAATGGCGGTTTAAAATGCATATATTAGTCACAGGCGGTTTTGGTTTTATTGGGCATCATGTTGTAAAGCGTCTTAAAGATGCTGGTCATCGTGTTACTATCATCGATGACTTACGCTACATCAACACAGAACTTTATATGGCACGTGGGCGATATATGGATTTTGGGTATGATGATTGGATCAATGCTGACTGTGCAAGCACAGTCATCCAAGATGTAGATGTTATCGTTCATCTTGCTGGTGAACCAAATCAAGCAGCCTTTGCTAAAGACAATCTTGCTGCTTGGTGGAACACTGTTCAAAGCACCATACATTTACTGACTGCTTATCTTAATGCTAAAATGGTTTATGTTAGTAGCAGTATGGTTTATGGTGATTGGAATGGCACGATTGCAGAAGATGCACCACTTAAACCTATCAATGATTATGGTAGGGCTAAAAAAATGTGTGAGGAACTTGTTAGAATTATTGCACAGAAATGGATAATCATTCGTCCAACTGCTGTATATGGTAACCGTGATGATGGCAACCGTGTTATCTCTAAATGGTTTAAGGCTGCCCTAAATCAAGAACCTATCCATGTAGATGATCCACAGGCTACACTTGATTTTACATATGTAGAAGATACTGCACAAGCTATTGCTAATGCTGCTATGTTTGACACACATAATTTTATTGCTAATGCAAGTTATGGTAAAGCAAGAACACTGCAAGATGCTATCAACATTATCAAAGACTGGACCAATACCCAAAGCCAAATTGTTTATGGCGATGGCATACCGTGGAATATGCCAAAACGTGGTGCACTAGATACTCGCCGTGCTGTTCAGTATCTTGGTTATACGCCAAAGTTCAGTTTAGAAGACGGCATACAGAAACTTATTAAATGATTAATTTTAGTGATCTACCAGAACAGTTCCAAGATAACCGTGAACTTGTTTTAAAAAATTTATCTTTTACTTTACAGCATGGCGAAGTGTATCGTGGTCAACACGAAATACAATTAAAAAAATTTATTAGCAATCTTTACAACAATGCAAGTGTGCAACTTACAAGCACATGCACTGCAGCATTGCATGCTTCTATTCTAGGATTAAATCTTCCAAAAAATTCTCGCATACTAATGCCTACCATGACATATGCAGCCACTGCACAATCTATTATTAATGCAGGTTGTATTCCAACATTTGTTGACATTGATGATAGTTGGCTAATGGATTTAAGTGATATCAATCGTGTTTACAATTTATACAAAAACGAAATAAGTGCTGTAATGGTTGTAGACTTATATGGTCAGGGATGTGACATTGTTAGTTTAAGAAAATGGTGTGATGATAGAAACCTTAAACTAATCATAGATGCGGCTCAAAGTTTTTGTATTACAACTTCTGAATATGATCAGACAATAGCAGATGCTGTTTGTATAAGTTTTAATGCTTATAAAAATTTTGGTGCAAGTGCTGGCGGCGGTGCCATCATTTCAAACAAAATTGATATTCAATACCTAGATTCAATTTGCACAAATGGCAAATCACAGTATGGAACTGACGGGAACATTGATACCATTGGGTTTACATCAAGAATAACTAGCATCCAAGCAGCACTTATAACAGCAAATATTCCTAATTATGATAAATTTTTTGAAAGAAAAGTTCAAATAATTAAAAAATATTGTGATGCATTTTATAATCATAATAAAATAAAAATGCCAAAGTTTGCGCAACAAAATTTATACAACTGGTATGTATTACCAATCATAACCGAAAACTATGAAAAAACATGTAACCAGTTAAAAGATGCTGGTATTGGGTATAGCAGTCATTATAAACATCCACTGCATACTCAAGAATTTGCAAAGCAATGGAATGTGCATGGTTGTCCTATTAGTGAAATGTTATCTGGTAAAATAATTAGTTTACCATCGCATACACACTTAAGTGATGATGATGTTCAACTTATAATTCAAACAGTTATCGCATCACTGTAAAGATTATTAAAGTGTGCTGACAGCCAATCCCATTCAACGGTTAGCATTAATAAATTTTCATCACCACCAGATACATAATAATAATCTTGCGCATCTTTTACACCACGCTGTTGCCAAATAAAATCTTTGCCTTTAGTTACATTTTTCCAAGACCATAATTGATATTCATTTTCTACACTTGAATTTTCTTTACTGTAATGAAGTAGTTTAATAACTTCACGAAATGCAGTTCGCCATGTCAACCATGGATCATTTTCAATGTAGGTTTCACTTATACAAATTGGTACGGTTGTGTGCATCTGTGCTAATGTCATATCAAGACCACCAGTATTTTGTAAAAGTAACTTGGTATTATAAGCAATAGGTGCCATGTGTCCATATGTTAAATTATTATTACGATTATGATTATAAAAAATATAATGTTTAGGTTCTTGCCAAAAATCTGGTTGCCAATCAAAATCGTCAAAATTATCTTTGACATGACATTTTGCAAATACAGCAATGAACCAATCACTATTACTTTGATTTGCAGCTTTTTTATATGCAGCCAATCTGCCATTAACACCCGCACAATATTTTGTAAGTGGTTCTAACTTTTTACATCTTTCAAAATTTTCTTTTGCACAACTTTCACCATTATCAATAAAAATAACATCAATTGCAAGATCAATTCCATAACTTGTTTCACGCATAAGATATGGGTATTCATATATTTCTTTTTTAACAATACAATCTCGTGGCACTAAACAAGTACTATTACTACGACTTAAACTAACTACGGGTCTGTTTTCCCACAAACAAACATCAGGGTAACCTATAAAACCAGTATAAGAATATAC